GCACATTCAAGAAGCAGTTAAGTCTTTAGATAAAGATTTAAGAGAACAAATGATTACAGGCACACATCCAAAGTGTTGGCTTGAAATGTTTGGAGAGGAAGAATAATGGATAAGTATATCGTTAAATTTAGTGGGCACAAAATTATTTTTGCAGATACTTTTGATGAAGCTAAGAAAACAGTAGAAGGTGAATTGAAATATATTCACCCTAACTTCAATATGAAGTTTGATTCTGTAACAAGAGAAACGGAGGAAAATAATGGATAGAGAACATTCACAACATAAAAACGCAATGGGTAAGCTGTACGAAAAGTATCTAATGGCTAAGAGATTAGCCGGCAGTATTGACGTTGCTTACGCAATGAATACTGAAACAGGAAGAAAAGAAGTTATTCTTGTTGTTAAAGAAGGGGAAAGAATAGTTCCACTTGGAAACTTATGGTCGGCACACGACTTTCAGTTAAGAGATGTGGATTTGATTGACTCTGAGATTGTCTCAAACGTTTTTAAACTTTACGAAGTTGAAGACGAGAGAAATACTTTAGAAGAATTCGATAACGGATATCATTCTAAAGACCCAAATTATGATGATATTTGGAAGTTTATAGATTCTGCTAGAGAAGCAGTAAAAGACGAGCTGTAAACAGTTAGAGTTCCCATCCCCTGTTTGTACGTAGTTAGGGTGTGTTGCCTAGAAAGGACTACACATCAGAACTAATTGGGAACTCTATAGTGTTTACGACACGTGAGAAGAAGATAACTAGTTGAAAGGTGGCTAATAAATGCCTAATTCAGAAAATAATAGTGTCGTAGACACAGAACGTGAATCTCGTTACGAGGAACACGTAAGCAGATGTGCTGTCAAAAGTTGCAAGTGGGAATCATTTGCTCCTAACGACGAAGGTGCATTGGACCTTATAATTTCTAGTGGTTATGGTGATTTCACTGATAACTACGATTGTAAGGACCCTTACTTTCGTTTGTGTCATAAACACGCACATAAATTTGCTCGTTGGTTGAACAACGAAGAAATCCTATTAACACATAACGGACACTCTCACAATGGGAGCGAACCCGGTTTTTGGCACGGCCATATTGGCTGGGACCAAAAAACTTGGACTTCGTATGTGGCTGGATTCTTTTACAAATTGATAAAGCAAGGCTTTGGCTCTGCAGTATCTTATGTAAAACGTCATTTTCAATCACATAAGCAATGGACTAGAAAGGATATTAACGATTCTGATAGTCCAGTAGTTCTTTCAAAGTTCTTTTATCAGCTTTTCTTTTTAGATAATGCTTATAAAGGTTTTGTAACTAAGCAAATACGTAAGTATAAAGTTGCTCGTTTCCAACGTGCAGAAAATACTTATAGGTCACAAGTTAGTCTTGAAAGCGAACTTTTTAAAAAGGTTGCTAACAATCAATTAACTGAAGGTGAATCTAAAATGATTCTCGCAATTGCTAGTTCTTTGGAAGAAGAATAACAAACATCTCTTGACATAATTCGGTAGCAGGTGTAAACTATGCCTGTTACCGATTATGGTAATTCATATGAAGTCATTCATATAATCTCTGTCCAATTGCCCTAGTAATAGGGCATTATTTTTTAGGTTATACTTAAGAGGTATGGGAAGAGACTACCTAGAAGTTCAAGACGTAGAAACAGGACCAACTTTTGAGTTGGAATTTCCACCATTACACGAAGCACAAAAAGAAGTAGCAGAACATCCTGCTCGTTGGAAAATACTTTGTGCAGGTCGTCGTTTCGGTAAATCAAGACTTGGTGTTCAACTTTGTTTACAACAAGCATTAGATGGTGGACGTGTTTGGTGGGTTGCACCTACATTCGCAATAGCTAGAGTTGGTTGGCGTGATGTTGTTGCAGCTGCTTCAGAGTTTCCAAAAGAAGCTGGAGTTGACATACGTATCGGCGATATGGAAGTTAAATTTCCGGGTGGAGGTTCTATTGCTGTTAAGTCTGCTGACAATCCACAAAGGTTAAGAGGTGAAGGTTTGAACTTCTTAGTTATGGATGAGGCTGCATTTGTTAGGGAAGAAACTTGGACTGAAGTACTACGACCTACCCTTACAGAAAACAAAGGTTCTGCATTATTCATCAGTACTCCTATTGGAATGGACAATTGGTTTTATCATCTATGGGAAAAAGCAGAAAAATCAGAAGGTTGGGCTCGCTTTCAATATCCTACAGTAGCCAATCCTATTATTGACCCAGCTGAAGTTGAATCAGCTAGAGAAGATTTAGGAGAATTAGTATTTGCTCAAGAGTACCTTGCTGAATTTATTTCTGAAGGTGCACAGGTATTTAGGTCATCTTGGTTTAATTATTATAAAGAAGGTGTCGGAACGCTTTGGGCTGATGGAAAGAAATATAAAATAAACGAAGACCTTCAAAAATATGCAACTGTTGACTTAGCAGTCTCAACTAAAGAACACGCTGACTATACCGTGATATCTGTATTTGGTTATCACGCAGATGATGATAAATTATTTATGCTCGATATGTTTAGAGCAAGAGTAGAAGCACCCGATATTGTTCCTCAAATTGAAAGAATGGTTGGTATCCATAATCTTGAATGGGTGGGTATAGAAAGAGCTGGATATCAGCTTGCTATTGTACAGTTTGCTAGAAGACAAGGCATCAGAATTAGAGAATTGAGGGCTGACAAAGACAAGCGTTCACGGGCACTACCTTTGTCTGCTAAGATGGAGAGAGGATTGGTTTACTTTCCCAAAGACGCAGAATGGGTTAGTGAAGTTGAGCGAGAGTTGTTAACTTTTCCAATAGGTGCTCACGATGATATCGTGGATACTTTAGCTTACGCTTGCTTAACTAGCCAAAAGAAGAGGAAATGGCAAGCATATTAAATGGCTGAGAACAAAAGTTTTTATAGAAGAACTGTAGAGTATTTACAGAAACCACCACAGAGATTAGTAGATGGTCAAAAAAGAAGTTTATTAGATAGACACGATAGTGTACTAACAAGTAACTGGGGTTTTAATACCCAATCCGGTTACTTCCCACAAAAACTTATTGATGAAATGGGTGATGGATTAGGCAATTCAGCTGTAGTCGCTTGTATCAATGTTTTAACAACTTCTTTTGCTGAACCATCTTTAAAGGTTTATAAAAAAATTGAAGGTGGTAAAGAAGTAATAAGAAACCATCCAATGGAAATCTTAATGCAAAGGCCTAACGAATTTAGTTCGGGTGCTGTATTAGCACATTACCTTGTGACATCTTTAGCTGCTCACGGTGATGCATTCTTATTAAAAGTAAGAAATAGACAAAACCAAGTAGTTCAGTTAGTTCCTTTAATGCCTACATATGTCAAAGTTAGAGGAAATGAAAAAGAATTAATTACACATTACGAATATCACGCTGTAAAACAAAAAAACTCACTTTCACAAGATTACATAGAATTACCAAGAGAGAATGTTGTCCACATTCGACAAGGTATGGACCCGGATGACCATAGAAGAGGCTTTTCTCCTTTACGTTCAGTGATGAGAGAATTAGCTGGTGATGAAGCAGCAGGACAATTTGCTGTTGCATTGTTACACAATATGGCTGTACCCGGAGTTATCTTAAGTCCAAAAGATGACACAATGGGTGGTCCAAGTAGAGAAGAAGCTGATGCTATTGCACAAGCTTTTAAATCTAAGTTCTCGGGTGCTAATAGAGGTGCCCCTATGATTATGACAGGTGCTATGGACGTAGACATTGTTTCATTTACACCGGAGCAATTAAATCTTACTGCGTTAAGAAGACTACCGGAAGAACGTGTTTCCTCTGTTCTTGGCGTCCCAGCTATACTCGCCGGCCTCGGGGCTGGTTTGGATGCAGCGACCTACAATAATACGAAGGAACTTAGAGAATTCTTTACAGAACAGAAGATGATTCCTTTATGGTCTGCAGTAGCTGCTGAGTTAACTCATCAATTACTACATAAAGATTTCGAAGAAGATAATTATGAATACGTAGCAGCTTACGACTTAGAAGAAGTAAGAGCTTTAGCATCAGACAAGAAAGACCAAGTTCTTACTATGAACTCGGGAGTTCAAGGTGGTTTTGTTACTATTGCAGAAGCACGTAAAACACTAGGGTTAGAAGCCGATGAATCACAGAAATTTTCTTAAGACCATTAAATATGGTGGCTGTGCCCGAGGGTGAGACCGGGGTTATGACCTCAATGGAGGAGCCGGCTGCCCCAGCACAACCATCACAGGAATCTGAACCATCACAGGAATCTGAAACTGAAGAAGAATCTGATGATGAAGGCAAAGATACTTTAAACACTTCTAGATTTCAACCGGAAGTTAGAAGAAGCAAAAGAGTTATAGGTAAAAGACCTAAGAAGAAGAAAACTGTAACTATAGATTTAACAATGGAATTCAAAAATGCTGAACAAGATTTTATTATTACAGAAGATAAAGCTCCAGCTATTTCTGCTAAAGTTAAAGAAGTATTACAAAAGAAAGTAAAAGACCATAATGACAGTAATCCAAAACATAGAACAAGTTATGGAACTTTGGCAACTGTGTTCAGACGAGGTGTTGGTGCCTATAGAACAAACCCAGCTTCAGTGCGAGGTAATGTTTCTTCAGCAACCCAGTGGGGAATAGCTCGTGTCAACGCATTCCAAAAAGGATTAAAAGGTAAATTCCCTAGAAAGCCTTTTGACCAAGACTTGCTTCCAGCTGGTCATCCTAATAGTTCTAAAAGTAGTAAAGCAAAAGATGACATTACAAACTTTCCATCATCCGGTGATAACCAAAAAATAAGTTTAAGTAATTCAAACTTTAAACAATTTCCGGACCACGCTTATGTTAAAAATTTAAAAGAAAATTATCCGGGAATATGGAGAAGAGCAGGTACCGGTGGAAACCCACCAACTTCCTTCACTGGAAATGATGCATATAGTAACTGGACTAAGTACAGAGCTGGTGACAGAAGTGCATCTGTATTATCTTGGGTAAAAAGAAGAGAACGTTTTATGAGCCGACACTCGGGAAACACTAGACTAAACGGAATCATCGCTGTAATGAAGTGGGGAGGAGTTACAAAGTCCGGTGTAAGTGCTATGAAAAAAATTGTGAACGAGCAAAAAAAGAAAGAAGATGCTCGTCGTAAACAAGCAGATAACCTTATCTCTCACAACGACGATTTGACAAGTTAAAATAAGAGAGTAAATAAGGAGTATTTTTTATTATGGCTAGTGAAAAATTCACGAAGTCAGTCGAATTTAAAGCGACTGATGATACAAAAGGAAATGTTGAAGCAGTATTTTCTGTTTACAACAAATTAGATACAGACGGTGATGTAGTTGTTCCCGGAGCAATAAAGTCCGGTTTTAAAGATAACCAAGTTCCTATGGTATTCGCACACAAGTGGGACCAACCTATAGGAAAAGGAACAATTATCTCAGATGATGACAAAGCAGTATTCAAAGGAAATTTCTTTATGAATACAGAAGCAGGTAGAGAAGCTTACAATCTTGCAAAAGAAATGGGTGACTTACAAGAATGGTCATTTGGTTTTAGAATTCACGATTATGAAATTGCAGAATATAAAAGCGATGATATGGAAGAACCTGTAGATGTTCGTTATTTAAAAAATTTAGAAGTTTATGAAGTTTCACCAGTTTTAGTAGGAGCAAATAGAGAAACCTACACATTAGCCATTAAATCCGGTGAAGAAGCAGTTTATCAAAACTCCAACATAGAAGAAAAAGAAGAAGTAGCTCCCGAAGTATTCAGCACTGTAGAAGAAGCTGAAGCTAGAGCTAAAGAAATAGGTTGCGAAGGTTCTCACGAGTATGAAGTAAATGGACAAATAGTCTATATGCCTTGTAAAACTCACGAAGATTTTGAAGCAGCTATGGGCGAAGATGAAGACGATGAAGATGAGAAATCATCCGGAGAAGAGTCTTCAGAATGTTGCCAAGGTGATTGTTGCCAATCTAAAGAAAAACATTGTTCATATGGTGATGATGGTAACTGTGCTAAAGAAAATGAAAAAGATTTAAAGATTTCTGATGACGATTCCAGCTTGCAAGGAAAACGTTTTTCAGACGAGGTTAAAGATGTGCTTGCTGCATTAGAGAGCCTCATCGTTAGAGCGAAAGCAATTTCAATCTTACGAGAAAAAGATGGAAGGGAATTGTCTTCTAAGGCAGAATCAGCATTACGTGCTGTACAAGAGGACTTAGATGACGCTTGGAATGAGTTAGATAGCATTATCGGCTCTGAAAAAGAAGAAGAAGAAGTTGATGTTGACGCTGAAGTCGCTGAAGCTGAGGTATCTACTGAAGAAGTAGCAGAAGCTGTTTCTGAAGATGTCGAAGTTGAAGAAATCGACGAATCTGATTCTGAGTCAGAACCCGAAGATGAAGTTTCTGAAGAAGAAGCTGAAGAAGAAGTATCTATCGATGAGGTAGATGAAGAATTTGAAGCTTTATTCGCAGAAGCACAAGGAACCATTTCAGAAGCTATTGTCCTTGAATTAGACGACGAAGAAGACGAATAAGTATAAGTATAAGTATAAATTTTGGAGAAATTCATAATGTCAGATTATAAAGAACAAATTTCCAAAAAGCGTGCTGAGTTAAAAGACGTATTTGATAATCCAGCAGAAGACGGTAAGTACTCTGCTGAGCAAAAAAATGCTATCAAAGGTCTTAACACAGAATTAGCTGAATTAGTAGATAACGCTAACATAGCTAAAAGCAAAGCTAAGAATGAAAAGGCTATGGAAACTGATGCATATGCACCGGAAGCTCCATCACAACCAGTTCAAACTTTAGGTGATGCTTTTGTTAAGTCTGCTGCTTATCAAAACTACAAAGCTGATGGTGTTAAAGGTGTTGACTCTACAGTAGGATTTAGCCCAATGGGTTATAAAGCTACTTTAGGTGCTGGCCTTACAAACTCTTACGCTCCGGAAGTTTTAAGACAACCCGGCATCCTAGAAAGTGCTCTTAGAGACCCGGATGCTGTTATTGGTCTTTTTGACCAAATTGAAACAGACCAAAATTCCTTTGCATATATGGAAGAAACTACTTTCACAAATGCAGCAGCTGAGCAAGCTGAAGAAGCAACTACTGCTGAAGCAGCTCTAGATTTCACAGAGCAAACAGCTCCAATCAGAAAGATTGGTGTTTTCTTGCCTGTAACTGAAGAACTTCTAGCAGATGTTTCCGGAATTCAAGGTTATGTTAACTCAAGACTAGCTACAATGATGAAATTGAGATTAGATTCTCAGCTTCTCAGTGGCGACGGAACTGCACCAAACATCGAGGGTATCCTTGATGCAGGTAAAACTAGTGTTGACGAAGTTGATTATTCATCATACAGTGGTGAATTAAAGCAATTCGGTGCTATTTATCAAGCAATTACAAACATTAGAACTGGTGCTTTCGTAGAGCCGGATGCAATTGTTATGCATCCAAACGACTGGTATCAATTAGTAACTACAGTTAGTGACTTCGAAGGTACAAGTTCAGCAGGTTATGCTGCTAACTCACCATTATTCGTTGTTGCTGGTGGTTTCGGTGATGCTCCACAACCAAGATTATGGGGTATTCCAGTTGTTCCATCAACAGCTATCTCAGAGAACACAGTTCTCGTTGGTAGATTCGGTGGTGGAGAAGCTGCTCACGTTGTAATGAGACAAGGTCTCGACCTTGCTATCTCAGATTCTCATAGCGACTTCTTCCTTAAAGGAAAATTGGCTATTAGAGCAACAATGAGAGTTGGTCTTGCTGTTTATAGACAAGCAGCATTCTCAAAAGTAACTTCTTTCTAAGAAGTTTCTTAAGATTACTTTGGAGGGGTGGATTATTCTGCCCCTTCAATTTAAAGAATTAAAAGGATTTTTATGGAATATATTAAAGTAGAAAAAGACATTTGGAAGATGCAGGATGGTACTTTGTTTGAAGGTAATATCAATGATGTTCCTAAAGGTAACCCATCTTCAATAGCCAAAGCTGGAAAAGAATATTCTAAAGAGTATTTAGAATTTCACGGTTGGGGTAAAAAAGAAGAAGTTAAAAAATCTTCTAAAAAGAAATCAGCTTCCAAAAAAACAATAGAAGATAAAGCTGTTAAGCCCGAAGACGTAGAAGACAAATAGGAGGTAGCCTGTGGCACTTTCAACAGTTTCTGACGTAAAAAGTGTTATTGGTGTAGATATGTCTTCAGCTGATGAAACAGCTATAACAAACATTTTTATACCGGCAGTTGATGCAACAATTAAAAACTATATTGGATACGAATTAGAGTATTCATCTTCTATTTCAGAAACATACGATGGTAACGGTGAAGAAGAGTTTTATACAAAAGTAGCACCAATTATTAGTGTTACTTCTGTTACAGAAGACGAAGTTGCATTAACTGAAGGTAATCAAGAACATTTTGTTGTTTATAAAAACGAAGGTAGAATACGTAAAACAAATAACAAAAGATGGTCAACTACTAGATTGCAAAATATTACAGTAGTTTATTCTGCAGGATATTCAGATACAGAAGCAGGTGTAGAGGATATTCCTAAAGATATTAAATATATAAGTGCAAAAGCAGCAGGAAAAATGTTTATCATAGGTGCAGCTTTATCAGCACAACAACCAACAGGAGAGGTAGCAACACACAATGCAGATACTTCTACTGATGCAAATTTTAACTTAGTAAGACAGGAATCTCTTGGAGATTATTCTGCAACATATGAAAGTGTTCCAGCATTGTTGGACAAAGGAATTATAAACGAGATGGATTTGAAGGTATTATCAAAATATAAAAGGCAATATTTTACATCGGCATCCATACTCGACTAAACTGTTTATATGGATATAGAATCAAATAAAGCACAAAGAATTGCGTATCTTCGAGGAATCGATGATGCAAAATTTAAAGAAGCCGTTTTGGACCAAATGAATTCACTTCGACTACAAAAAGTAAATTTAGTAGACGATATGGATGTTATCTTAAACGAATATCTTAAAGTGTGTAAAAAATACCCAATTAAATAATGGCTAGGTACGATTATAAGTGTTCTAAGTGTGAACACGTATTTGAAGTACAGCATTCAATACACGAAGACCCAAAGGTAAAATGTGAAAAATGTAAAGCAATATCTCATAGACAAATTAGCTCTAGGGTTAATCTCTATGGAACTGTTGGTATTAATTGGAATACTGACCCTAGCAAAGTTTCTCAATCTATGAGAGACAAAGCTAAGGCAGCATCTAAACGTAAAGTAAAATTTTAAGGCAAAAAGCCATATTTACAATTACCTTGTTCTATTTGAGTTACTGAACAATCTTCCGGCATAATACTGTCGTCGTGTTCACTAACTATTTCACCTTCATACCAAAATATAGCATCTGAAAAATCTTCTCTATGTTGGCAATTTCCGGGTGGTGTCATAGGGTCTAAATCTTCACAATAAATTTCTGCGTAGTTATCCCAATAATAATTAGGCATAGGAGATGATACTCCACCACCTACAATCATTATGGCCATAATAAAACTAAACATTAGTACCCCTTACTTTTAACATATGCTTGATATTCCGGATTGCACTTAGCACAAGTGTCTATGTCCCACATATCTTCTTCTTTATAAAAGACTTCCATAAACTTTCCATCACACATAGCACATTCAAACCAAGACCACATCTTTTCTTTTGTCTTGTATATTCTATAAATACTAGGCTGATTCATCTTCAAACCATTCTTTAGGAAAACCCTCTTTGCGTTTTTCTTTTTCCCATTCTCTAAGTTCTCTGATATACATTAATCTATCTATTGCTTCATCAGTTAATTTATTTATATATCTAAATAATTTAACTAGTGTTCTTCTAATAAGCATTCTCTCTCCTTAATTTAGTTATATATTTCCAGTCTTTATCCCAACAATGTTTACTTGAACTCCAGTCTTTCCACTGTGATTTTCCGTAAATATCTTGAGATAATAAATAGCCAAACATAATGTTGTAATATTCACTATGTTGAACTTTTACCATTTCAAAACCAACACTACTTTTAGATACTTTATTTTCTGTATATGGTCTATCATCTTTTAAAACTACCCAAGTATTCCATTTAGGTAAGTCGTATTCTTCTGCAATCCAATTCCAAGTCCACGGCACAAATTGAAATAGCCCCGAGTCATTGTTGCCTTCAGCAGTTCTAACTGCATTTGTATTTCCTCTAGATTCGCACCAAATTACTTTAACTGCTGTACTTAGTTGCTTATTGTCATCAAAAAATTCCAATAATACATCACTGTGCTCTCTTACATCTCTAGATATAATCGAATCACACCAATGGTATTCATTAATGTAATTTTCAGTTATTAACCCATTTTGGGGTAAAGCTGTCGCTAGGAATATTAAACATTCTGCTATCATTAGTTTTTCTCCTTCATACTTCTATTATAACAGAAGTATAAATTATGTCAACTATATTTTAACTTTTAATGCTTCTTCTATGACTTGCTTTTCGGAGTTACCAGTAACACCAGTAAGAAACTGGCTAGTAAATCTCCCATATTCATCTTGTACTTGATGGAAAATTTCAGCTTCCCAACAAGATGCATACTTGTTCCAAGCAAGATATATTGTCTTATCTTGTACTTTTAATAGCTTTTGTTGTCCATCAACAGCTATTAACTCTGCATTGGTTGTGTCCATACAACCTCCTCTGTTACTTTAATTATACCATAAATTATACAAAATAACAATAAAACTTGAAAAATCAATTGACAAATTTTAAAAGGTGTGTAATAATTAGAATATGATAACAGATAATGATACAACATATCGTCCTAGTTATGAACAGATGGAGTGGCTATTCAAGAAATATCCTAATAAGACATTACGTCAATGGGGTAAAGAATGGGGAATATCCTACGAAAGAGTTCGTCAACTTAAGGAACAAATAGGACTTCCACCACGAGGAAGTTTTGATGAGCAGATTGCAGAAGAAATTATAGAATTTATACGCAGTGGGAAAGGAACTGTATCGACTGCAAGAACTTATGCAAAATTTCCAAACGTAGGAAAGGGAAGATTTTTATCTTGGTGTAAAGAACACCCGGAATTAAAAGCTAAGCTTAACGAAGCAATTGAATTTGCAGATTACCAAAGAAAGAACCCTACTCACAAAGTATGTTCTGTTACTGGTAAGCTATTACCTATATCAGAGTTTTATAAAGATAAAAACTCTATAGATGGTTACAGCAATCGTTCTAAAGAAGCAGTTAAATCTATGGTTAAAAATTATTATGACCAAAGAGAAGAAGTTACTGAGCCAACAGTAACAGAAAAAGTATGTGCATCAGTGCCGGAAATTGGTTTATTACCAGCTTCTGAATTTGGTAGAAGTGTAAAATCCAAAACTGGTTTACAAACTTACTGTAAAAAGTTTCAAAGTGAGTATCAGAAACTAAAAGGGCAAGATAATGCTTTTGATGTAGCTAAGCAAAAAACGCTTGACTATTATCTTGGGCAAGGATACACTATAACTAACACTTAGTAAGGGTGTTCCATATTTAGATAAAGCTCCTCATCCGTGGGGAGCTTTTCTATTGGTATAATTATCTTATGCCAATACTTTCAACAGCGTTATTAAACGAAACATTAACAATACAATCATTATCCGGTAGTGATGTAGATGACAGAGGACTGTCTTCAGCTAGCTATGCAGATTCGCAAACAAATGTACAATGCAAAGTAGTAAGGTCAGATAAAGGCTTTTCAGAAGACGAAGTAGATTCAAGAACAGAGCTAAACAAAGAATTTCATTTTCTTGTATCTAAAGACGTAACTGTTAACGAACAAGATAGAATTTCTTATGACGGCAACTACTACAATATAAGAAATGTTGTAAATGTAAAAGACCGTTTTGGTCAAGTATTTTATAAAAAGCTTTACGCAGACTCGGGTTACTAATGTCAGCAAAAGCAGTACTAAGAATATCTAAAAGAACTGGCCGTGCTATAAGTCAAGGCTTTGCTGGTAAAAATAGATATAGAACTCCAAGTGAAATTAAATCTATAGCTGATTTAAGAACATTCTTTTATGAGTATTCACTGTTTGTTGGTGACTTCAATGCTTTGCCGGGTATTGGAACCTTTAAATTTGCTAACTCTTCTAGAGCAGCTTTCCTTAAGGCTGGTCGTGTTTTAGGTGATGCAAAAGCTATAAGTAACTCTTTCAAGAGTGTTTTAGGTGATGCAACGAATGAAAGTACAAGATTAGGAGAGCGTTACTTTAGACGTTTTGGTGGTCGTATGACCGGTAAAGTTCTTATGGCTATACCGGGACAAAACTTTGTTGCTCGTGGTACTAGGTCTATTGTTGGTGCAAATATGCAAAAAGAATTTAATGATTTAACCAATAAACTATTTGGAAAGAAAAAGCCGGGTTCAAAACCAGCTGCTACTGCAAAAGGATACTTAGATACTCAAGCTTTATTCGATTCTCCACAAATCACAAAATTATTAGAAGCTGTTGCTGAAGGAACTGCAAGAAATGCATATGACTATACACCAGTAAAAACAGGTAAACTTCGTGGCTCTATTAGGCCGGGTAGAAATGATATTAAAATTAAAGGTGGAGATATGCAGGGTACTAAAGTTGAAATGGGTGGAGAAGGTATTGATTATGCTCATAAGATTGAATATGGTTCGGGTGAAGGTTTTGAACAAGGAACCCCAGCTGCAGTTAAAGAACTTATGCCAGCAGGTTCCGAAGTTCAATATTTAAGAGCAGGAGAATATAGAAGAGCAGTAAATCCTAACACTGGTAAAGGAGCTATGTTAAGAAGAGGTGCTTACAAAGAAATTGAAAAGATTAAACGTATGGGTGTAAAAGTAAGAAGGAGAGAGTCTTGGCAAGAGATTATTAGAGATGCCAAGAATGTTAAGAAGATATAATGGCACAGAATTTACCGGACGGCGAGATATTATTTAGAAGTTTTTTAGTAGACAAAACATCTATAACAGATATTGTTTCTACTAGAGTTGCAACAAGACTTCCACAAAATGCAACACTACCTTTTTTAGTTATCACACAAGTTGGTGGTCAACCATCTGCTGATGAAGCGTTAATTTATGAAGCTACTTTTATGGTGGATTCTTACGCTGGCAAATACGGAAGTGGAGGTTCAAAAGGACAACCGGATTATGCTGGCTCTTATAACTTAGCTAAGAATATAGTATCTGAAACATTTGACGCTAAACCAGCTAAATATACAAGCGATGGTGGAGAGACTGGAATAATTTATGGTTTCTATTCTCAGAGTGGTCCTTCAAGAGTCGACGAGCCCGAGCTTGGTTTGGCACGCTATAATATAGAAGTAGTAATGGTTTATGGAGCAGTAACGTGAAAAATGTTAAGTTAAATCCATATATAAGAAGTTTTGATTCCATAAGGGATGAAAAACTTGACGTATTTTTTGATAAAAATAGTTGGATTGAAGTAAAAGAATCTGATTGGAGCAGGCTGAAAGATGCTGAAACCAAGCAGGGTGACATTATTTTACCAACATTTATTTCAAAAGAAGATGGTATGGGCGATGTAAAGAATCTAGTTCAAGACACAAAAAAAGAAGAAGTAGATTCTAGCGATGAGGATTGGTTCGGCACTGACGCAATAGTAGAAGAAGAATAGTGACAAGCTATTCCGTTAGTAATAGGTAGGTAATTAAATGGCACAAAGTATTACAGAGGTCCTTTTAGGAACCGGTACGTTGTATACTGTTTTGGAATCTGATTTGAATGGAGAAACTCCTAATGCGAGCTTCCCAACAGACCCGACTACAACTCCAAGCAGCTCATACTTCACAGATATCGGATATTCTGAAGGTGGATTCTCATTAGAATATGATAAGACATTTGAAGATATTATGGTTGCAGAAGAGATTGACCCAATTAAGACAATCAAAACTGCACAAGAAGTAAGAATCACAGGTGAGTTAGCACAGGCATCATTAGCAAACTTAAAACTTGCTATGGCAGGTGGAACAATATCAGAAGATACTCCTTCTGCTGGTTTCTCACAATTAGCTCCTCCAACAACAGACTCATTCATTGAGTATGGTCTTTTGTTAAGAGTTAATGCACCGGGAACTGATGAAGGTGGAACTGCTAAATCTAGAGACATTCAAGTCCCTAGAGCAGTTAACATCGGAGCTTTCTCAATGGTTCACGCAAAAGCACCACAAAAGGTAACAGTTACAATTGAATATAAAGTACTGAAGCCTAACAGTGATGCTCCATTCGCTAATATCTTTAAGGTAATAGACGAAGTATAAATTTAGTATAGGAGGGTAATGTCAAGTTATAAGAATTTTGACAAGGCAATAGAAGAAGCCGACCAAGCAGAACTAGCTTTCAAGGTAGCTGGCAAGGAATATAAAGTCCCGGGTCAGCTACCAGCGAAAGTCGTCCTAACTCAGTTGCGTTTAGCAAATGATTTAGGAGAGGTTGGAACTAAAAACATTGGAGAGTGGCTAGAAGCTCTTTTAGGAAAAGAAGTATATGAAGATATGCTTAACAGAAATGTTTCTTGGGCTATATTGGAAGAACTTTTAATGTGGCTTTTACAAGAATATGGAGTAATTCCTAAAGAAGAAGTCTCCGATGAAGAAGGTTCTGAAGGGGGAGAGGAAGAAGCCCCAAAATAAACATCACTTATGATGATGTTTTAAAACGTTTCACAAATGTTGAGGCTGATTTCCACAGGTTTTATAGACTAAACCCTTTACAGTTGACTTGGAGAAAGTTTACTGTTCTTCTCTTTAGCCTTATTTCAGAAGAGTCTGCATTTTATGCACCTTATATGAGAGATATGTACGAGGAAATGAAAGAAGAAGTCAAAAACAGAGGCAATACTCCTAAAGTACAAATTTCATTAGAAGATGCAATGAGTGATTTAGGATTTAAAGAAGAGTAAAATGGCAGTTTCAAAAAACGTAATTGAGTTTTATGGTAACGCTTCGGATGTCGAGGATGAGGGTGCTAAGGTTGTCACCAAAGTTGGTTCTAGACTAGCTAAAGCATTTTCCGGAATAGGTGGAATGATTAATACTGCTACAGTAGCAATCATCGCATCTCTTGGTGTTGGTTTAGTAGCTGGTACACGAGCAGCAATCGAATTTGAAGATGCTTTTGCTATGGTCAAGAAAACAATGTCAGAAGTTGATGACCCAAAAGTATTCGACAAAATAGCAAAAGACTTACAGACCCTTGCAACTCAAATACCTGTTAGAGCAACAGAACTAGCAGCATTAGGTGCTGTTGCCGGTCAGTTAGGCGTAGGTGCTGCTGATGTATCTAAATTCGTAGAAGTAACTGGTAAATTAGGTGTTGCTACCAATATGACTGGTGAACAAGCTGCTACTTCTCTAGCTAGATTCTTAAATGTTACTAATCAAAGTACTGATACTGTTGGTAAGTTTGCATCTATATTGGTTCAGTTAGGTAACAATGTCGCAGCTCAAGAATCTGAAATAATACTTTTAGCACAAAACTTTGGTGCTGTTGCTACAGTTGTTGGTTTATCTGCTGAGGAAGTCTTAGGATTTTCAGCAGCTATGCGAGAAACTGGTCAACAGGCATCAGCTGGTGCTACAGCTTTAGGTAAATTGTTTATGACATTAAGCGAAGCTAACCAAGGCGATGCTAGTGCATTATTTAAATTTGCTGAGGTTGCAGGTGTATCTGTTCACGAAATGGCAGAGATTATAGAAACTGACATTGGTAAAGCAGCTACTATGTTCTTCGATGGTTTAAATGAGATGAATGCTCAAGGTCAGTCTACAATAGCTGTCTTACAAGCATTAGGTCTGAATCAAGCAAGAACTTCGAGAGCTTTGCTATCTCTAGCGAATAACTCAGAAGGTTTGGCTGAAGCATTAAAACTTGCAAAAGAAGAGGCAATTGCTCAAAACGCTTTAAATGAAGAGGCTGCAACTAGATTCGAAACTGTTACACAAAAAATGAACCAGTTCAAATCTATTATGAATGTTGCAGGTCAGCAAATCGGTGAATATTTTATGCCTATAATACACAGAATTGTTGATGTAATGATACAAATAGCAAAAGGTGTAATTGGTGCTATAAGAGGTTTCAAAGAATTATCAGACCGTATGAAGAAGATAGTTGCAGCTGGTTTTATTGCAATGGTTATCAAATTATTTGCAGATATCTTTAACATATTAAAAGGTCTTTTCGGTATGGGTGGAAAAGCAAGTGGATTCCTAGGTAAGATTACTGGACTATTTAAAGGTTTATTTAAAATAGTTTCAAAAGTAGCAGGTCCAATAATGATGATTGTTGCTGGACTTAGAGCATTATTTAAACTTGGTGGCAAACAAAAAGATTTTGAAGAATTTAACAACACAGTTGCTTCAGTTACAGATTCTTTTAAAGAGTTAGTAGCAGAAGGTGAAAACTTTGTTGAGGCATTTAATTACAACACAATGGAAGCTCTTGTAGATAAACTACCCGAGACAATTGGTGAATCTGTAAGTGCAGCTATAAGAAGTCGTGAAGTTACTGAAGCAACTTCAGAGTTTGCAGTTGGATTAGGCGATTTGATGAATGAAAATATTACAGGTGCTTTACGAAATGCTATGGGTGTCGGTGATATTTTTGATGGAAATTCTGCAGAACAATTAACAGCAGCACTACAGGAAATGGACAGATTAGGTGGCAAAGATGTCTTTGGTCCAATTTATGAAACTGCATTTGCATTACGTGATGAGTTAATGAAAAGCAACGGTGAATTAACAGACCAAGCATCTTATCTTCAAGATATTTTATATTACTACGTAGCTATTAATGAAGCTGCAGAAGGAACACTTAGCCCACAGGAAAAACTTAGAAAAGAACTTTATTCAATATTAAAAGCTCAAGGACTATCTGAAACCGTAATTAATGGAATGCTCAAAGATGAAGAAAGTATGGTTTCTACTGCTAAAAAATTAGTGAAAGAGTTTGGATATTTAGCACCACTTATAGAAGCTATACCTGTAGAAGAAAAAGTTGATGAAATGTTGTCTGCACAAGAACAGCTTGCAAAAGATGCCGAAATTTTCCGTGAAACTATTAATGCAATATTTAAACCTACTGAAATGCAATTCAAAGTAGAGCTTGCTGAGTTTGAAGTTGCAGATGCACATAAAGCACATAACGAATTACATAAAGAAGGTCAAAAGCTACACGAAGAGGACAATGCCTTAGCTGAAGAATTAGCACGTATACAGGCTGAAGATATTTTAACAGCAGAAGACAAATTAGAGATACAAGAAAAAACTACTGAATATACTGCTTTAGAAAATAAACATAGAACCGAAGGAGTTATGACTCTTGAGGAACAAAAGAAGCAACAAGATTTAATTAACGAAGCTCTTGAAATAGAAGATAGAGTTCGTCGTGGTATGTTCCTTACTGCTAATGAGCAATTAAGAAAAGAAAAACTTAAAAAAGATTTACGTAAAGTAGAACTAGCAGCAGCACAAGGTTCTTTAGAATTTGCTGAGTTAGAAAAAGAAGCCCTCAAAGAGCAAATAGCAGAAATTGATAAGGGTGCTGTAACTGCAGAAGACGCTCAGATATTAAGAAATGAAGCAGCTGAAATTGGTGAAAATGCTCAACTACGTAGACAAAATGAACTTAAAAAGATTGAAGAACTTAAAGGCGATATTCAAACAATTAATCAAGAGGCTTATGAAGCTCGTGAGAAGAGAATTGAAGAAATTGAAAATAGACGTATTGAAATTAATGAGCGTTTATTAGAACTTCCTAAAGAAATTAAGAAGGCTCACTATGAAATACACACAGCACAGAAAACTCTTATTAATGCAAACTTAGATTTATTAGCTGGTTTCAAAGATTTAACTCCTGTAGTAGAAGAAGAAGCCAAGAAAATGGCTGAAGCGTTAGGCCTACCTTATAATGTACTAGATGGAACGATGACTCTTATAAACCACTTAAGAGTTGAATCCGGAAAGTTTGTAAATGATAGAGCTACAGCAGCTGGTTCATTTGGGGCTTTAGACTTTGTACAAGGCTCTCAAGCAGATAGTAGAAGAGAAAATGATATATTTAATAAACCATTGTTAGTAAGTCATATGGGTGGCTTTGTTGGTCCGGGTAGAACATCTCTTGTTGGAGAATATGGTCCGGAAGTTCTTAAACAATTCCCCGGTGGTGGTGGTATGGTTTCTAAAATCAAAGATTTTCAATCACAACAAAGTGCACCAAATATTGTTAATGTTAATGTTACAGGGTTACCAACAGACCCAATTGCTGCAAGAAGAATTGCACAAAACATACAAAGAGAACTTAATAAGTTAGCTAAAGATGGTAGAAGTGGAGTAATAAGATAATGGTTTCATCACACGCAAATTTCCATCACGTATTAACTCACATTAATGATTATGTAGACAATATGGTTCCTTGTGAAGAAGATGGCTGTTCTTATTATTATTGGAAAATGGATGATAAATATAGATATTGTGAAACTTGTCGCAAAAAGGATATCTGCTAATGGCTAATACTATAACAATAGGAAGAATGACTTTTACTTCACCAGCAAGTATAAATTTTAGTTCAGTACAAGATGGTTCAAGAAACTCTATGGACAGAACTGTTGCTATGAGTGGTAGATTTGTAGCTGATAATATTGCTGCTGCAAAAGTTTTAAGAGATGAATTAATATCAATGGGAAATTCAAATCTAATATTGCCTTTTACTTATGAAGGTGATGATACATTCAAAGGATATACAAAAATAAGTAGTGTTACTGTAGACAGTAGTAAGTTAGGTTCCGGTCTTTTTAATTACAGTTTCTCTTTAGAAGTTAAAGGTAGAGAGTCAGAAATGATATTTGAATCAAATATGTCCGGTGCTCTTGTTACCAACTCTCACAGTATTACGTCAACTACTTATGCACCTTGGCACGCACTGCCTGTTAATGCTTATAATTACAAGCACGATGAAGCTCCTATTGATGTGACTAGAGCTTCTGAAAACGGTAATGTTGCATTTTATTATGACACTAATCTAAGAGATAAAGCAGCACAATGGATTGTTGCTCCTTCAGATTATTACAAAGGTGCAGCAAAAATAATCATAGACAATACAACTATGACTGGATATTTAAATAAAAACAATCCAACTGGAGTGACAATTTCAAATGGTATAATAAGATTAACATCGGGTTCTACATCTGATGAATCTAGATTTACTACCCAATTTTATGATAATGGTTCTTGGGTTAGTGACAAAGAAATCGCTTTAACCTATGGTAGTTCTAGAACAGACTGGAACTTGTGGAACACAGTACAGATTTTAAGAAATGAACCTCACGAATGTGTAGTGCGTTTTGCAACCTATTCTGACGATAACGGAGATGGGCGACTCACAGTAGATGTGTCTCTAAAGAGAGGAGCCCATCACGCATCAATTGTAGCCAGCCAAGGTCCTACTTCTGACCGAAGTGCTACAAGTAGAATAAACTTAGAAGTAACAGATAACGGAGGGACATTTTCAGAAGATACTGGATATATGATAGAAAGCTCTACTGATGGTGCTGGTCAAAAATTTATGATTGGCAGTCCACAAGGATACACAGCAGATACATCTAATAAGTTGATACATTTATCAACTAGCCAGTTTAAAGCTTTTGTAGGGTATGTATATAATGCTGATAGTCCACAAGATATAGATGCTGCAGATGCAGTTAGGGACCAGTACTTACAAAGTTTGTATGAAAATGTTAGATTAGTGAGGGCTTAGTATGTCAGTTACAGAGAGGTTAATGTCTCCGGGTAATTACAGCGTTAATTTTTCCCAAGAGTTTACACCTACTGAAATAATTGAAAAAATTAAAGAATGGGGTCATATTGTTATAACCCCTCAAAAAGTTGATATCTTAACTTTATCTGATAGTGATATTCTCTCTGCTGCCTCCTATACAGGAATTATTCTTAATAGAACTCTAGAAGAAGGAATAGTCACGGTTAGTGGACAAGGCCTTGAATTGTATATGGGCGATGGTGCAGCTAAAGGTATGGTCATTGCTGAATCAAATAATATAGGAAAAGTTAGGGTTTATACAGACACGACATTATCAGAAACATTGTTTAATTCAACAGTTTCAGCAGGTAAACCTTTTGGAATTATGCTTGATGAAACTGGAAGCTCACAAGCTATTACACAAGGAACAATATATAACCCATCCACTCTTTACAAAGGTCAGCATTTCGTAGAAACTGCTTTATCTGCTTTAAAGTTTGTCTCAGAAATACTAAACACAGAATATAAAGTAAATGCAGATGGAACTTTAGATGCAGGCCCAGCAGCAAATTTATTTAGTGGTGTTGGAACAAGTGAACCAAATACTATTGTTGTTAAAAGTGCTTATGGTGAAGACCCGGAATTCGAAGGTGTAGTACCACAAGGATTAAGAACAGAATTTGATGCTACCGACTGGGTTTCAAGAGTTGACTTTACAGGTGAGGTAGGTTCGTTTGACGATGCAACTGACGTTGCAGGTGAAGCAAATATATCTTCAAATCCATATAAAGATTTACACGGTAATCCATTAAAGAGAGTAGCTTTAGTACAAGAGCCGGATGTACCGGAAGATAATCTAAATTCAAGAGCACAACTTATGCTCAATGAATTATCAAGAGTTAAAAAAGTACTTAATTTAGATTTAACACAATATGAAGTAAGTGGTGATTTAAAAGCTGGAGATTACATTTATGCCTTTGACCCGGAAATTGGTTTCGTAGATACATCAGCAGAAGCATCAGCTGAATCAAGAGATTTATATGAAATAACATTCCGTGGAGAAGTTATTAATCCAATCAAGGTAAGAGTTATTGGTATAACTTATCCAATAATGGATAATATGGGTGTTTACTTTAGAGATAAAGATGGAAACTATACAGACTTAACTGAGTATGTTGAATATGAAAATGGTTCAGCACAAGTTGAACTAGGTGATGTAATTAGAACCATAGGAGATGACTTAAGATTTTCTGAGTATTCATTATCAAGAGAAACAGCAGGTGCTTTTTCTATACCGGATTTACCAAGCACACCAACACTACAAGCTGGAACTTATCTGAATGCTACTGGTGATTCTGTAGGGTTTATAAGAGTTACTGTATCAAAACCAACAAACATAGACGGCTCTCAAATCACAGATGGTAGTCACTATAGAATAAGGTACAAAAAAGTAACAGACAATGAATATTCTTATCAGAACTTTCCTTTTACTGGAGTAAGTTCAGAGAGTCTTCTTATCCAAGATTTAACAGTAGGTGTTACTTATGACATAGGTGTATCAGCAGTTGATAAATCGGGTTTCAAGAAAATGTCAGCTTACGATGGAACTGGTGAAGATTTGTATACAAACTCTCCAAGTATCAATGCAGATTATGCTACTAACGCAAGAGTTGAAATAGAAAAAGATGGTCAAGCACCTTCCAAACCAGCTACAGCAACAATTGCTGCTGGTCCTTTAAGAGTTCAAGTAACTCATTATCTTGGTAAAGATGGGACTGATGGCCAAGGGAATCCTTATGGCAACTTTACTTTAGAAGGTGATGTAGACCACTTAGATATACACGCAGTAACACAAAGTGGAAATGATATAGATTTTACTGTTGCACAATCCAATAAAATTGGAGAGGTAAGAGTTACATCCGGTAACTTGTTACAACAAATTCCTTCTATAGCAACATTAGAACTTGAAGACTCAGAAGATTACTATTTCAGAATTGTAGCAGTTGATAAATCGGGTAACGAGTCAGACCCATCCGATGGGCAAGCAGCTAATGCTAATTTAATTGCTGAAGCTAACATAGCTGATGCTACTATAACAACTGCAAAAATAGGAGAAGCACAAATAACTAATGCTCTTATTGCAGAGGCAACTATTACAGATGCAAAAATAAATGATTTATCTGCAAATAAAATTACTTCCGGAACTATTACTGGTGGAGAAATTACTGTTGGTGGGGTTTCTAATACAGAAGGATTTATACAATCTTATAACTTTTCTACTGGCTCTGCTGGTTGGCAAATAGCTGCTGATGGAACTGCTGAATTTCAAGATGCGATTATTAGAGGAACTTTAAATGCATCTGACATAACAACAGGAACATTAGACGCTTCAACTATTACAGTAACTAACCTTGATGCAGATAACATCACTGCAGGTACTTTGAATGTAGATAGGCTTCCAACCATTACTACATCTCAAATTAACTTTGATGCAGGTGATATTGGTGGTGCTGAAGCAGGAACAATACTTGCAACTATTAATGCTTCCAATGAAGGCATAACTATCGATGCCGAAAAATTAAATCTAACTGGAGTTTTCGAAGTTGGAGATGCTATCGATGGTGGAACTTTAGGTGGTATGCAAATATCTAGTAACTATATGAGAAGTTCTAGTTATGGAAACAGTGGGGGTAACAGTGGTTTTCAATTAAATTCAGACGGTAGTGCTGATTTTGCAAATGTAACTATTCGTGGAACTCTTTCCGGTGCAAATATTTCTAACAATGTAACTATGTCTAACACTAGTGCATCTTTAAAAACTGGAAATGGAAATGATAGAGCAGAAATTAAAGGTGACGGAACTGTACAAATTTACCGAACTAACTTTCAAGGACAACTTACTGGTGACAGCAGTTCTTTAACTTTATCAGCAACAGGAGCCTTAGATTTAGGTGCTAGTAATAATGTAAAATTATCTCCTCTTGATACTGTTGAAATGAAAGGTCAATATTTAGATTTACAAGGTAACAATATAGGTGGTCCGGGTATAAAGATTAGTGGAAATGCTGGTACTGCAGGACAATTCTTAAAAACAAATGGAGCAAATGTAAGTTGGGGTAATGCTTCCGGTGGCGTCAGTTCTGTTGGAGTTGTTGGTGATAATATTAGTACAGGAAATACTGGTAACACAGGTGCTGTATTAATTTATCACAATGACCACGGCAATCTATATGCACCAGCTCATAATCACCCATATGAACCCTCACATAATCACCCTTATGAACCTTCACATAATCACCCATATGTAAATGATGGAAACTCTATTTGGAATACAGTAAGAAATAATTATTACAAAATTGGTGAAGATGGACACAGTCATACTATAAATCACGACAACAGTATGCACAATACTAATTATGCACCTTCACACAATCACCCTTATGCTACTAACGCTTCTGTAGACAGTGCTATAACTGGTCACTATATTACTTATGCTCTTGGTCACAATTCATCTGACTCAAGATTTAAAACAACTGTTAATGAAACATCACTAGGTCTAGATTTTATTAAAGCTTTGCAACCTAGAGATTATTATTGGACTGAACAATATCTAGAAGATGAGTATGGTAAATTTCAAGATTTACCAGTAGGACAAAGAGTAAAGGCTGTATATCAAAATGTTCAACAAGGTTTTATAGCTCAAGAAGTCCAACAAGCAGTATTTGATTTAACAGGTAATAATGATGCTTTCTCCGGTGTTATAAAGAAAAATATATCTTCAGAAGAAGTTGCTACTTATGGCGATGACGAAGTCGGAAGAATAGATTATGCTACATTTGTTGTTCCATTAGTCAAAGCAGTACAAGAATTATCTGCTAAAATTGAAGAGTTAGAAGATAGAATAGAAGTATTAGAAGGATAATATGGCAATTATAGAATACAGCTTTTATAACAATAGTTCTGAAGAGTCTTTACAGGACCAATTAGAAAAATTAAGAAACAAAATAGAAGCTAACGAAAAAGAGTATGCAGCACAATCTAGCTTATCTACACCAAATCAATATATTTTAGATTCTCTAGAAACAATAATAAATGATTTTAAAGAACAATATGAATCATTAGGTGGAACTTACGATATAGCACAAGATAACGAGTTGTAATGCCTTATACTCCACAATTTTATGATGAAAATCAAGAATTAGATATTGATACACAAATATCTGATTTGACTGTTGATATAACAAATATGGAACAATTATTAGTTACTATGCAGAATTTAGAAGATGTTCCCCAGTCAAACATAACAGAATTAGAAGATTTACTGACTGCTAAGTCAGAAGAGTTAGATTTACTTATAGCCGAAAGAGACGGAACGTAATGAAATTTTCGATGGGAAACGGACAACATATAGAATTCAAAACAGATGTTAAAGGTTTAGATGAATTCGCACCCGTAAGACCTTCTAAATTTTTTATACCACAGTGGTTTAAAGATATTAATGATTCAATACCCCTAGCACCACAACCGGAAGTACAAGGTAATCGTTTTGGTAAAGAAGGAGAAATATCTAAGAAATTTTCTCACGGAACAGTTAAAAGATGTCCAGCTATTGTAGACATTATGAAGGAAGGCTATATCATACCAATGTGGTGTGACTTTCTTGTCCAAAGAGATAAAAAACTTCTTGAATGGAACAATAAAGGTTTTCCATATGGAATAGAGTTTCACGTCAATGAACAAATATATAACTGGAACCTTAAGAAGACTGATTTTCCGGAAGGTGTTAAATTTATTAACCCTTGGCGTATTCATACACCACCGGGATATTCTGTTATGTTTTTACCACCTTACTATCAATTTGAACATAGATTTACAGTGTTGCCCGGAATAGTAGAAACTGACGCTTATCATCAAGTGAACTTTCCTACTATTTGGCACACGAATAAAGACGCTATAATAGACAGAGGAACACCTTTCATTCAAGTAATACCTTTTAAAAGAGAAGATTGGTCACACTCAGTTTCTCAAATGGATGAACTTGATAAAGAGGAAGAAAATAAACAGAAGTGGGAACTCAATACAAAGTTCAAGAATAGTTATAGGAGTATAACAGCAAGGTTCAAAGATGGCAGACATAATAAGCGAAGGAGATTCAAAGTTAGAGGTAATTGATGCCTCTACTGATGGCTTAGCCAAAATAATTGCTGAATTAAATGGCGTAGAGCGTATAAATCTATCCTCTACCGTTTTAACACTTACCAACCCAAATGACCAAATGGAAGTCGGTGATGCCACCGATGACCAAAATGGTGCAGCTTCAACATTTAATGGTTTTGCTGTAGGAGCAGCTACAGTACAAGTTACATCGGGTGATGGTTCAACTGTCCCCGAATCAAATTTATATATTGATGGTAAATCGATAATATCTGATAAAACTCTTTCTATTGGTACTACAGGACAAAAAGAATTACATTTTGGAACTAATGGAACCCAATGGGTAAAAATAACTGAAGGTGGTTACTTAGACTTTCAAAAAATGACCATCAATGGTTCTCAAGGAACTGCAGGACAATATATTAGAAATGCAGGTAATGGAACTATTGAATGGGTTACTATCGACAATAACAACGCTTTTGGAACTATCACAGTTGGTGGGATAGACCTAGATGCAAATAGCGTAGGGGATTCTGTAACATTTACTGCTGGAGATAATATAACTCTTAGTCCAAATGCATCAACTAATACATTAACAATATCTGCAACTCAGCCTAACGTATTTTCTACTATTTCAGTTAGTGGACAGGATGATATAACACTTGACCAAGCATCTGATACATTAAATTTTGCAGCTGGTACTGGAATTTCTATTACTACAGATGCTACAACAGATACAGTAACAATAACTTCTACAGGTGGAGTTGGTGGTTCTACAGAAGATGTATTTAAAACAATTTCGGTAGCTGGACAAAGCGATATAGTAGCAGATAGCTCTACTGATACATTGACTTTAGAAGAAGGCACCGGTATAAAAATAACAACAAGCGATGCCGAAGACAAAATAACTATAAGAGCTAACAAACTAGAAAGATTATCAAAATTAGGTTATATTCCAACAACATTGTCTGATGAAGAATTAAATGGTACTCCTTTAAAAAATTATTTTATAAACGAAACTACTTCTTTAGCTGTAAATGGAGGTGGAAGTAGCGTAGGTATGTCAACACGAGCATTACGTCTGCTAAAATCAGATGGTAGCACATATAAGTTTATGATTATGCCAGCTACAACCGATGGGGACAGCTTGGTGTTTACATTAACTAAAGCAGATGGGACAACAGTAACCAAAGATATAACAATGGCAGCGTAATAGATGGCAAATAAAACCCCAATCAGAGGTGATTTCAACGGTGATGGCGATTTAGTCGGTTTAGCCGAGTTTCAAGCATCTGAATATATAGGAATAGAAGACGGTGGTACTGGTGCAATAACTGCAGCAGGTGCAAGAACTTCTTTAGGTTTAGTAATTGGCACAGATATTCAATCTTGGGATGCACAATTAGATGATATTGCAGGATTAACTCCGGGAGACAGCTATTTTATTGTTGGTGATGGAACCAACTTTGTAACAGAATCCGGTAGTACAGCTAGAGCATCTTTAGGATTAAGTTCTTCAGATTCTCCAACATTTAACAACTTAACAGTATCCGGTAATTTAACAGTATCCGGTACTCAAACAATATTAGAAACTGAAACTTTAACAGTAGATGACAACCTAATTATTTTAAATTCAAATGCTACAGGTTCTGCTTCTGAAGATGCTGGTATAGAAATTGAAAGAGGCGATGATACCAATGTTACTTTTATTTGGGATGAATCTAATGATAGATGGACAGTAGGTTCTTATGATTTTGTAGCTGCAACATTTATTGGTAATTTAACCGGTAATGTTACAGGTACAGTATCAGATGTAAGTAATCACGATACTGATGATATAGCAGAAGGCTCAACTAATTTATATTACACTGACGCAAGGGTCGGAACTTACCTAACAACTAATAGTTATGCGACAGAAAGTTATGTAGATGATGCAGTAGCTTCTGAAAATGAATTAAGTGAGATGAACGATGTCACTTTAACATCTCCAGCAGATGGTGATGTTTTAAGATACAACGGTTCAGTATGGATTAATGACCCACTTAATTTAGCAACAGATACTGTTGGTGATTATGTAGAAAGCATTACAGGTGGAACTGGAATATCTATTGATATAACTTCCGGTGAAGCTCAAACACCTACCTTAGCAATAGACTTTACAGAATTTGATACTGGAAGTATTACAGAGGGAAGTAATTTATACTATACAGACACAAGAGCAGATGGTCGTATTGCAGCAGCTAGTATTGGAGACTTGTCTGATGTAACTCTTACTTCAACTGCAACAGGTGACATACTTAGATACAATGGTTCAGTTTTTGTAAACGAACCACTTAACTTAGGTACTGATACAGAAGGTGACTATGTAGCTAGTCTTGTTGCCGGAACAGGTGTAACACTTTCTAACAATAGTGGTGAAACAGCTACACCAACAATAAGTATTGGGCAGGCTGTAGAAACAACTTCTAATGTACAGTTTGCAGACGCTCAAATAGATGGTGACTTAACAACTGGTGGTCAAGTAGTCCACGGAACTAATACTATATCTATAAATCAAGACGCAGATGGTACTGATAATACTTTAAATGTAGAAATAGAATTTTTAAGAGGTAACTTACAACACAAACATTTTTACTGGGATGAAACTAACGATAGATTTAGCATTAATGGTGATACTTTAGCAGCAGGAACTGTAATTGCTAATTTAACAGGTAATGTAACTGGAGATGTTACTGGAGACGTTACCGGAGATTTAACTGGTAATGTTACAGCTACTTCTGTACTTGCAGATGGTGTTACTGCTACAACACAATCTCCTAATGATAACTCTACTAAAGTAGCAACAACTGCTTATGTAGATGCACAAGTTACAGCAGAGGATTTAGATATTGCAGGTGATGCTGGTTCAACAGGTTCAGTTGATTTAGATAGTCAAGTTTTAACAATTGCTGGTACCACTAACGAAATAGAAACAAGTGCTAGTGGTCAAACTGTAACAATAGGATTACCTAGCTCTATATCAGTAAACGTTACTGGAGACTTAACTGGTGATGTCACAGGTAATGTCACTGGTAACGTAACAGGAACCGTTTCATCTATATCCAACTTTGATACAGATGATTTGACTGAAGGTGTAACTAATCTTTATCATACAAACGAAAGAGTTAGAACATTACTTTCTGTAACTGATAGTGGTGGAGATGGTTCACTTTCATATGACAACTCAACTGGAGTTATAACATATACTGGACCATCAGCTTCAGAAGTCAGAGCACATTTTACAGCAGGAACCGGTGTTTCAATATCCTCCGGAGAAATATCTATAGGACAAGCAGTAGAAACAACATCTGATGTTACATTCAATGATATATCTGCTGATGGTGACATTACAGTACAAGGTAACTTAACTGTATCCGGTACAACTACATATATAAACACTGAAACATTAACAGTTGATGACAACATAATTATTTTAAATTCTAACTCTGCTGCTACACCTACAGAAAATGCTGGAATAGAAATTGAACGAGGTGACAGTGCAAATAAAACTTTATTATGGAATGAAACTAACGATAAGTGGACAGTAGGTTCTGAGACATTTGTCGCAGCTACTTTTGAGGGAGATTTAACTGGAGACGTAACAGGTACTGTTTCTGATATTTCTAACCACGACACAGATTCTTTAGCTGAAGGTGTAACTAATTTATATTATGCAGATTCATTGGTAGACAGCCACTTAAGTGGTGGAACTGGAATAACTTATAATACAGGTGCTATAAGCATAGACTTCTCAGAATTTGATACAGATAGTATGAATGAAGGTTCTACAAACCTTTATCACACGACTGCAAGAGCAAGAGCTACAGTATCCGGTGGTACTGGATTAGATTACAACAGCTCAACTGGTGTATTTGATATTGATTCTACAGTAGCTACATTAACTGGTTCACAGACTTTACAAAATAAAACAATAAATCTTGAAGATAGTAACGACATTATTTCAGTAATTATGGTTACTGTATCGAATGCTTCCGGTTCTAATAAATACTTATTAGATGGTGAAGTAGCAGGAAGTTTACAATTAACACCGGGAATAACATATAGATTTGATGTATCTGATTCTTCAGTTAGTGGTCACCCATTTGTATTTTCAGAGACATTAGATGGAACTCACAACAGTGGCTCTGCATACACAACTGGTGTAACTACAAATGGAACAGCAGGTTCAACTGGTGCCTATGTAGAAATAAAAGCAGATGCATCTACTCCGGATAGACTTTACTATTATTGTAGTTCACACTCCGGTATGGGTGGAGGTGTTGTAGAAGTAGCTGGTAATTCAATAGTTGAATTTGCAGTTACAGTAGCAGATGTCAGTGGAAATAAATATCACTTAGATGGTGAGACTGCTGCAAGTGTACAACTTGTACCGGGAACTGTTTATAGGTTTGACCAATCTGACAGTTCTAACAGTGGTCATCCATTAGTATTTTCTACAACAAAAGATGGAACTCATAATAGTGGTTCAAGTTATACTACTGGTGTTAGTACATCCGGAACTCCGGGAACTGCTGGTTCTTATACTCAAATTGTAGTTAATGCTGCTACTGCAGATAAATTATATTATTATTGCTCTAGCCATTCCGGTATGGGTGGAGATTCTGTTGTATCGGTTCAAGGAAGTAGTTTTATTGCAGGTACTGGAATAAGTATTTCCGGAGAAACAATATCTACAACTATTACTCAATATACAGATATTGATGCTAGAGGAGCGATATCCGTCACAGATAGTGGTGGGGATGGCTCGCTATCATACAATTCAAGTACAGGTGTAATAACATATACTGGTCCTAGTGCGTCTGAAGTTAGAGCTCATTTCACTGGAGGCACCGGTATAACAATTTCTTCCGGTACTATCGCAATAGATGGAACAGTAATAACAACCAGCAACACCACAGATGATGTTACAGAAGGTTCAAGTAATTTATACTACACAGATGCTAGAAGTAGAGCTGCGATATCGGTAACAGACTCCGGTGGTGATGGAAGTCTTGCATATAACAGTACAACAGGAGTAATTACTTATACTGGACCATCAGCAACTGAAGTTAGGGCTCACTTCTCTGCTGGAACAGGTGTTTCTATATCAGCAGGTGAAGTATCTATAGGTCAGTCAGTAGGTACATCTGATAATGTAACTTTCAATGATATGACAGTTAGTGGTAACTTAACTGTTAGTGGTACAACAACCACAGTAAATACAGAAACAATAAATCTTGCAGATAACATAATTGTATTTAACTCTAACGCTACAGGTTCAGCATCTGAAAATGCAGGAATTGAAATAGAGCGTGGAGATGACGCTAATAAAACTTTAATTTGGGACGAAATCAATGATAGGTGGACAGTAGGAAGTGAGACTTTTGTAGCTTCTACATTTATAGGAAACTTAACAGGAAATGTAACAGGACAAGTTTCAGATATTTCTAATCACGACGCTGCTGACTTATCTTATGACCCATCAGACGCTGATACCTTAACTGCAACAAATGTTAAAGGTGCATTAGATGAATTAGACTTAGCTAAAGTTGATAAATCTACTTTAGCATCTACATTAACTTTCTATCCTACTGATACAGCAGATGGAAGTATCAGTGGCTACTACAGAATGGTTACTTCCATATCTGATACTGATTATGATTCAACTGCTGTAAATATATCAACAGGTTCTATCACTGTTAATGACCAAGAAGTAGGTGCAGTAATAGCAGATGCAGGCTTATTTAATGGTAATCCGGGTTATATCAATGTTCACGTTGTAGGTAGTATAAGAAACACATCGGGTGGTAGTGCAGGATTTTACTTTAAAGTTTTTCATAGAGACTCTAGTGGTACTGAGACACTTATGGGTACTTCTAGTACTACATCTAATGTTACAAACACTTCATATCAAGAGTTCTATGCAGATG